GAGGACAGGGGATATAAAAAAGGAAAATTAAAAAACAAAATATAACAGATCCAGTTGATGAGTACAAACATTTATATACTTTGTACGCATAGTAATATCTACAGGTGAAATAACAATGAGAATAAAATACAGCGACCTTTCAAACGAACTTCAAAAATATGTCAGGGAATCGAGCCACTACACTGTAGACGACAATGACGAAATTCACGATGAATGGAACTCTGAAGACATCACCGAGGAGGACATCGAAGACCAGAAAACATATGATGAAACAGGAGAACTTTAAGAGGGGCGTTAAGCCCTTCCAAAATTAAGGAGGAAAAATAATGAAAGCAAAGTGTATAAGTGGGTCATGTGGGCACGAATTTGAAAACGAAAACGGATACATTTTCTATGATACGATAGACGTGGGGAATGTACTGTTTGAAATCGAAACTGAAACAAATGGAGTAAGAGGATATGTATTTTGTCCCGTGTGCGGGGCAAGATGTATAGAGGTCTCTAAATGACCTCAAAAATAACATTTTCAAATATCAAACACACCATAGTGAAAACATCTTCAGACATCACAGATACCGAGAGACGCTCAGGAAAATTATATGCAAGAAGTATAATCAACAGACTAGCGCCAGGGCTCCGAATTGATGTTTTAGTTTTGAAAACTCTTCCTGTTCTCATATATGGTGAGCCGTTCACGGCCAATGAAGAGAATATCAGGGCAGGAACTAAACGATGTTTTGAAACACTTCCAGAATCTTACTCAGGTGCCGGGAAACTCCCTGTGAAAACTGACTTTTTTAGAAGAATTAAGGACGGTGATACAATAGTTGTTATTTTGCATGAGGTTGAACCATGACAACACTTTCAACATTGTTATGTTCTGCTCGAAACATAGACCCTGAACGAGGGACACATACAGGCCCTTGTATTTTTTGCGGGCTAGAAACTGCCGCTGGACATAAAGCTGAACTGAAAGAGACATTCACGGCTTACGACCTGATACAAGGAGGTACTTGCATTTGTCCCGAGTGCTGGCATGTCTACAATGAACAGATGTATCGAAAAAAGGCGTGGGTGGTTACTCAGTCCACTTTCACAGAAGTTAAAAGAGAAAATGCAAAAGAACTCTTACTGAATCCCCCTGAACCGCCATTTGTGATATATCTTACACAGACATGGAAAAAACAGGGATGGCTTAATCTTATCAATCGAGTCCAAGAATCACAAACTGACTATACAATAGGACTCGATTATGATCTTATCGAGGTGAACACGTCAAAACTTGAAGAATATTGTAGTATAATATCAGAAATTCTTGAAAAGAAAATAACAAAAACAGAATTGCAAACGGGACAATTCAAAGCAAAGAGCTATGAAAAGCTCGGGTACGATATGGAACTGATAGAAAAAATAAAAGTATTGGCTGGAAACCCCTTATGGAATCTGGCTATTTTCGTGAGCTGATAACATGGGAATGAAAATCACAGACAAAGAACTACGTGGACTGCTGGCAAAAACACTTTCGGGAATCTGGAAAAGAGTATCGTGGAAAGATATGACATCTATGAAACGCTCTTCTGTAGATGTATTCTCAGAAAGGCTGAGAGCAGCCGCCGGTATGGAAAATGTACCCCAAATGCTTGAAAAGATCTGCAAGGGATTAGGATTGCCATCGGCAACGATGGACACCATAGATATAGAAATGTTAGAAGATGAAAGGGAAAGGGTCAGAAAAATGATGGGAAAAGAATCTGTGCTTGTTGCACTACTCACACAAAAGGAAGCAAAGGAACAGTTTGAAACCGCGAAGAAAATGAAAGGAAACACGTCCCTGGAGGGATTCTGATGTCAGTATTACGAGTACCTGGATTCATCACAGCACAAAGCCCCATACACCACGGCGGAGACGAGAAAGCAGGGAATCAGAGCCTGATAAGGAGGCAGACCTACATAGTGGATCAGGCCCCCGTTGAGATCCCTGTGATCTCAGGAAATGCCATCCGAGGGGTACTTCGCCGGATGATCTGGGATGATCTGCTTGAGAAAGTCGGCTACACCCTTACAAATATGAAAATATATCATATGTTGTTTACCGGGGGTATCCTGGAAGCCGTTGATAGCAAGGATTCTGGACTCATTGATATTGATATGAAAAAGAGACTTCGCGCAGAACTCCCTCCGCTTGCAGTTCTCGGCACTGCCCTTGGAAACCAGATGTTTGAGGGAAAACTGAAATGTGCTATCGCTCAACCGATTTGCAGAGAATTGAAAGAGTTTCTGCCGGATGATCTGCCAGTCCAGCCGACCGCAAGCATATACGAGCTTGTATCATTTGATTTCATGACCCGCCTGGACGACATGAAAGAGGCAAGACAAGAGGGAGAAGCGGCTCATCAGATGTTGATGAACTTTGAGGTAATCAACGCCGGTACAATATTTGTACATTCATTCGCTCTTGACAATCCTTCAGAAGTGGAGAAAGGAGTTCTTGCGCGGGCCCTTAACCTCTGGAGAGAACACCCGTGGGTAGGTGGGAAGTCCGGGGTAGGATACGGTACAGTGAAGCTGAACTATGAACTTGATGATGATTCAGCTTATCTGAAATTCATAGAGAGCAACAAAGACCATATCTGCAATACTCTAAGCGAGCTGGAGACAAGATAATGCAGTCGATCTATAGGAAGCTGAAGGGATATACCCCCCCTTCAAACTTTCAACCTTTCAAAGTTGAAATAAAATTGGGTTCTCCTCTCCTGCTGGCAAACCCCTATATCCACGGTGACAGTGTTCTGATGGCATTCCTGATGAAAAAGATATTAGGAGATGATTATTACAACCTGCCTGCAAAAAACCCTCTGCCAATCCATAACATTCTAAAACTCCCATTAAAACAGACAAAAGAAGTTTATCACTCTTCAGTATCTCAGTTTGATACTGAAATAATAAAAACAGAGTCAGTGTATAAAAGGTTTGACGAAGAACACCTCGACCATGTGAAATCAAAAATCAAAAGAATCCGTTTAGGGCAGGGCTTTTTCAAAAACTACATGATGAAATTTCCTGTAATCCCTACAAGAACAGTTACATTTTATTATAACGGAAATATAAAAGAATGCAGCTCAATCCTTGAAGACCTCACCGCACTTGGAAAAAAAACGGATATTGGATACGGGATCGTTAGGAAGATATCAATCGAAGAAACCGAACAGGATTATTCTTTTGTGAAAGATGGGAAGTGTATGAGGCCCCTTCCAGCAAAAGATTTCAAGGACCTGTATGGTATCCCCTCCGTGGCTCAGCGGCTCGCCTGGAAAGCTCCTTATTGGGACAAGAAAAATATTACTATGTGTGCCGCCCCTGGGTCTATATTCTATTCACATTTTTGAGGTTGTCCTATGATGCCTGACGAGTGGAGGGAAATGTTTGAATTATGGGCTGAAACTGAAGACTATAAAAAACATATTGAAGAGGCGAAAAACAATATCAAACAAATACTGCTGACCGAGTGGCCTACAGTCCTCTACAGTGGGGGCAAGGACAGCCTTGTAATGCTCCATATGGTCATGCAGCAGAACAATCGGATCCCTGTCTATTACAGCGACTCAGGATACGATTACGAGTCGCAACAAATCAAAATGCCAAAGGCGATGACTGATGATATAGTCAAAATAGGGAGGGAGGCCGGGGCAAATATCCTCTATAGTTGCGGGCACAAAACCCCTAACTCGAAAAGATTTTTTGGAAACCTTTTTAGAGTAATGAAAAAACACAACTGTACGGTAGAATTGCTTGGCATCAGGGGGCAGGAAAGTACACGTAGAACAAGACGAGTTAAGGGGCCTCTCATACAAATGGATGGTAGTAGACGTGTAGCTTTTCCTCTACGTGATCTTGATTGGAGGGATATATGGACTTACCTAATTACAAATGATATCAGGTATCTTTCTTACTATGACAAATACGCAGCAGTAGAGGGTGGATATGATAAGGTACGACTTACAAGCCGGTTCAGTCAGGGAATGGTCCACAAAGGAGGGTATTATATTGACTGTGTTATGATGCCGGAATACAGGAACGAAAGACCGGGGGATTAACCCAAAATATCTAAATATTTTTTTTCAACCTACGTGAGTACAAAAGTATATATACGTTGTACGCATATTATCATATACTAAGGTACAAAGGAAGAGGCTGAGAGAAAATGGTAATATCAAGAAAAGGAAGATTAAGCAAATTCGATAAAATCAATGAAACTATCAAGAACGCTAAAAACATTAAGGAAGTATATCATCTCTTAGAAAGATTCAATCTTACCAGTGCAGAAGAAAGAAAGATTGCTCAGGATTGGGCCCGGATAGAAGAGATGAAAGCAGATCATGGGGTAGGGGTTTATGCTCAGGTGGTTACAGCATGACCTCTGTTCTTAATTTTTCATGGGATAACCCATATTCAAGAAAGGTTGATTTCTCAAAATATGCAAGGGAAGTTGTATCTGGGATGAGAAGCGAAATTGAAACTTTTTGTAAAGAGGCTTAAAATGCCTCTCTCTGTCATGTTTCTGGAAGAACTCCATCGAACGTCAAGGAAAGACTGGCCCGTTATAGTAAGAAAACACGGGCTGACGCCTGATGAGATTGAAAAGGCTGCTGAAATACTCAGGAAGGAAAAGGAGAGTATGTCAAGCTGGGGAGCGTGGAGAAAATGACCTATGAAACATGCGGAGACTGTGCTAATTGGCTCAGAGTTAATGTCCCTGATCAATTGATGGCATACTGCATATTTAAGCAGTGTCGAAGGCACAGAGATGGAGGATGTACGGATGGATTTAAGGAGAGGGCGCAAGACATACTTAATCTTCCTCAAACACAGTCTCCATAGTCTCCCTGGCAGTCTCATAAGCCTCTTTAAGTCTTTTAGCAACTTTTGTATCATCGAATCCACTAGGATCAGTAGGAGAAGCTGAGATTAACCCTTTTCTTTCAAGACCTACCGCGAGCATGGCTTTAAGAATCGCATTAATTTGAGTTGCCTGTTCTGGTGGGAGTTCCTGGGCAGTATCAAAGTTATCTAGACCCAACAAACCGAAGCCGTATTCTTCTCCGAGGGCTTGCACGTCGCTCTGAGATGCTCCAACTCCTTTGATCTGTGTAAGTGTTTCAGCCTTTGCTTTGATTGTCTGTGCTTCCTCTAAAAGGTCTTTAGTATCTGGTGTGGTAAGTTCAAAGTGTGCTTTGATATCTTCAAAAGAATATGAAACTGTTATTTCTTTTTCATTTTCCTGAATTGTCCCGGTCCACGTCTTACCTTCAAACTGTTTTGAAATCAGCTTATCGGCTACAGCTTCATATTCTGTGCGCTCTCCCGCGTGGACAGTGTTGAACATTTGCAGGATATTCCTCGAACTGGCAAGTTCTGTACCTGTAGCCAGGACGAGAGCAACAGGAAACCCGAAATTCTGACCGATTTCTTCATTGAGATTATCAATAAGTCCCTTGATCAGCTGGAATGATGCAGACCTTGAGCTTTCAACCGGCTTAAGATCCTGATCCGGGCCCGTTGCATAGACCCCCCCTTCCTTGAGACATTTTAGAAGAGTTTTCATCGAATCTTGCAGGGATGTCTCAAACGCTGTATAATTTGCCAGTTCTGCTGCATAGTTAGGGGAGGTTGTAGAGGGTTTTTGAGGAAGAGAAGAGATAAGCCGGGTATTCCCTGCCATGTCCTTGACTTCTTTGAGTACACCCATTTTCAAATGTAGGAATGGGGATAAAATAACAAAGATGAGATTCGGTGCATTAACAAGCAGGAGCCGTTTTAACCAGATTGCAAGCAAAACGCTATCTATGGGTGCAGGATTTAGGGGACATGTGTCACAATAATCATCTGAATTGTTTTGAATGTTTAACCGCTCTGCGTTATGCATTGCTATAATCCGTTCTGCTGCTGCTATCCGGAGGTTTGTAATGTCGGTGATATTGTATTTTTCCCGGTACGTCTCAAACAGGTCAGAAACTCTCTTATCATTGCCTGTGATGCGGTCCTGAACGAATGTAGCGTTAACATCCTGCACATCCGACCCGAATGGAATAAACCAGGAATTAACCTCATTGTACGTCCCATAATTTGACCATGAGGAATTAACCAGGGCCTTTTGATGGTAGGCTACAATCGAGCTATTCCAGGGGTCGGTATAAACTTTCACAGAGGACGGCTCTATCTTTTCCAATCTTGCAATATTACCCAGGTTGTCAGGGTCCATCCTGCGGTATGTATGACCATCGAGAATAGCAAAATTCAGGAAATCTTCCCGGAATACCTGCATGATTTCCAGGGATTTGAGGTAATCAGAGATTTCTTCGATTGCTGCGGAATAAAGTTTATTGTCGCTTGTCTGGATTTTAAAACCCTGTAAGAGGACATTTTTCAAGTATGGATAAATGGTTCCTTTAAGCAGAGGGTCAGCTAAGAAAGCCTCTCTGCGTATCGTGGGGGTTGCTGCTGGCAACTTCTGTTTTGTCTCGGAGATCCATTTTAGAAGAGTATGGTGGGATTCGTAATGATCGTCATAAGATTCCGTGGACCCTGCGCCTACGGGGGATGAAGTTTGAGAAGGAGCTGCTGAGGTAAGTGATTCGGGGGGATTTGGGGAGAGTGAGGAGAGGAACTTAGGGAGCTGCATATAATAGACTGCTACTAAAACAAATATAAGGGAAAATTAAATTCTCATTCCTCCGGAGCTGAAAGAGGTTCCTGTGTATGATGTTTCGTAAGCCTGCGAATCAAATGGATTTTCAATAACAACCTGGCATGCATAAGATGTAACGTCTACCTGACCATCCTGCTTAACATTAGGGAACCCTAAGAGCTCCGTTTCGTAGTCGTTTAACCAATATGCTCCAGCCAAAAAATACACTGATCCGGCAGTTATCCGGGTAGCTGCTGGAATGAACCTAGTTAATTTATCCGATCTCCCGGTATTAAGTTTTCCAATTGGGAGCCCTTCAGCAACTAAATGTTGATATAGAGAAATTCCAAGCCCGTTTGTTTCTACCCATTGCTGAAGAGGTCGCCATTTTGTATACTGTTGTCGGAATAAAGGAACCTGGGCAGGAGTTTCCATTCTGGTTTTTAGAATATCAATCAACGCAAGATCGTTAAAGGGGGTCTGGGCCCATGTGGCGAGTACAAAATTATCTGCTGAACTTTTCTCAGAGGCTGCAGGGTCACATGTTTGAAAGACTTTACACTGAGACAATATATATTTTTTAGTTTCTCCGAGGCTTAGTATTCCATTTTCGAGTGTGCAGTATTTGAAACTTTCTTTTTTAACCAAGTTACCGGCGGCTGCACCTGGGCGCTGTTGATAAAGAGATAACCATTCATAAGTTGTCAAAGATGCTTTTGTAGTTAACAAATCATCTTTTGGGTAATCATCCTGCCACAATGCTTGATCCGGACCGTCCCTTAAATCATACGGTGCAAGGTCATCTTCAGATAGGGCAGGAAGGTTTATAACTTCCCATTGATCAGCAATTGGGTTGTTTTTTGCAAGTTCTAATAGCCTCCCTGTGGGGTCATCTTCGTGCCAACGAGTCGCTGTAATCAGAATAGAAGCTTCCTTTTGCCGACGGGTCCTGAAAGTTGATGTATACCATTCGTATACTTTATCGCGGATAGTCGGACTTTCTGCGTCCGCAC